ACGTGGTTAGCTGGGTCTGCTACCTGTTGTTCTAAGGCTTTATATTCTACACCTTCATTGACAAGCATCCTTCTTAAATTGTGCTCATATTCGTCAATTTGATCTTTTAAATCTTCTTTTGTTTCCGGAGTCATTTGATATTCCGGATCAACCTTTCCTTGAAATCCTGGACGGGCACTTCTCCAAAACATTTCAGCATCACCCCCTATTACTTTTTCCAAATCCATTAAACGATTAAATACAACCTCTAATCGTGGTTGACCTACAACCTCATTTTCCAAAATATCGTCAATAATATGAATTACCCTTGTATAATGAACTTCTACCGTAATAACGGAAGCCATCTTTGCTGATGTAACCGTAGTACCACTTGCAGTATCTGATATAGATACCCGATACATAAGAGGCATACCATATCTTGGATTTTTAGTATCCGTTTCAAAGGCACTTATTTGTGCAGAACCTTCTCCAAATGGTTTAACGTATAATAATTTTCTTTCTCCATCAGAAACAGGCTTTTGGAAATCATTAGCTTCTTTTACATCATCCAATCCCATTAAAAGAATACCAAAACCGCCAATACCGGAAAGTCTATCTACCCGACTAAATCTTGTTTTAAGACCTAATGTATTATCAAGTTCTTTCCATGCTTTTTCTAATGGTGTTTCATCGGCTTCTGTAGATTCCTGTAAGAATAATGGACCTTGCCAAGTCGCTTTAGCTGGACGATCAATTACAGCTTTTGCTATATCTTGTCTGCGATACCTTGCTTCGTAATCATGATATTGAAGATCATCTATATAACCAAGAGCTTCATATAAATTACGAGCACCTTGATATGATTGCATCCCCATTTTAGAAGCAAGATTTGCTCTTCCAACTAAAGCACTTGCAAAAGTAGCTAACTTAGCAGGGGAAACAATCACCATATTTGTATTAATCGGTTTAATAGTCCTTTTCATTAGTTACTTTTTTTAAGGTACATCTTGAATTATTATTTTTCCGTCCTGCACACTTATTTTAATAGTTTTTGTAATATCCGGAATTGGAGCTGTACAAATCCCATTCGTATTAGCGTATGCTTGTTTATTTGCAGTAAGATCATTTGTTGCTTGTAAATCTGCTTCCGCCTGACTCGTAGTAGATGAATATTTATTGGCAGGTACAATATAAGTAACCACTGATCCAGTATAATTAGTAGGACAATTATTTCTTATTGCCGTTGCCGTTGCCGTTGTATTATAATAAGTAATTGCAGTGGGTTGATATTCCAATGCTCCTATATCTGGTTTACCTATAACAGGATTACCTAAATAATCAGAGGTCAATCCTACATCCACTCCAGCATGTATTGCTAAACTTCCTAACTGCAAAGAAAAATCAAAATTAGATTCACTTAATATTAATGGATTTGTATTGTTTATATTATAACGTGAAGTAACTCCTGGTACAACAACTCCTGACGTGGTTAATCCACTTCCCCGATATGTCAAATTATAATTTATCTGTACATTAGAATAAGTGTATCCAGTATTAATTACTATACCATGATTATATCCAGCATAAACATCGTAGGAAATATCCGTTCCATGATAAAAAATATTATTTTGAATATATGTGTTTGTTACATTCTCATAAAGTATTACTAAACCGGATGCCCGTTTACCAAATGCTATGGTATTATTTAAGATGTAATTATTTGAACTCATACCACCTGATCCACTATAAAAATGAATTGTCCATCCTCCTTGAACACCATAAATTATATTCTTTTGTATAGTTATAAAATTTGAGTTGTCAATATAAATACCATGATCTTGCCATTGATAATATTTTGCAATTGTACAACCTTCATCCGGTGCTAATCTTCCTATATTATAGATTAAGTTCTTTTCAATTAATATATGATTTGCTGAAAATAAAGCAATAGCAGATAAACCATTTGTGGTTGCAGTACATACAACCCCTATTGAATTTATCTTACAATTTCGTATCTCTATATAATTACTACCTTCATAAATAGGTATCGCCCAAATTCCAATATCTTTTATTTCAAAACCATCTATCTTTATATAGGAAGCGGTATTAATCATTATCCCAAATTCAGCTGCAAAACTTTGCCCATCTAATACTGCACCCCATTTATGTTCTGCTTGAAATGTAATATAAGAAGATGCAGTACCTGATCGAGTTAATTTAATTACCGCTTGTTCTGATCCGTAATTTGGAATAGTATTTGTATATACACCATCTTTTACAATTACTATATCCCCAGGATTAACAACATCCGCTGCATGTTGTATTGTTTTATAGGGAGCAGTAATTGTTCCAGCATTACTATCATTTCCCGTTGTAGCAACATAACGAGTAATAGCTGAAGAATATAAAGCTATAAACAAAACTAAGAAAACAATTAATAACTTTTTCATACTATTTCATATTAAGTTATTCGTCCTGCAACTTTACGACCTACTAAATGATTGAAAGCACCTGATGATGCATCCACTTGATCCTTATACATACTATATGGAAAGAACCGATGTTCTTCAATATATTCGTGATTCCAAAAACCAGCCATTATTTGAAACAAACCATTATTTACTTGCACAGAATAAGGGTCAGCTCTGAAAACCTTATCTCCGGTTGGTTTATCGGCATAACAGGAATAACCTATTAAATTACGAATGGTTCCTTCTGCAGATTCTTTTCCTCCTGATCCTGGTTCTTGTTCCACGTAAACATATGTATTAACTCCATCAGCAACCGCTGTATCCTTAATAATCTGTTCCCTTTTATTAGAACCCCATTGACCACGCTTTACATCCATTATAACAAATATACCGGATTTCAATTTACACATTTTAACACCGACAGTATATGCACCTTTTCCTTCCGAACTCGCTTTATCCCAATAACGGACAGTTTGTACAATTTCTTTTGAAAGAGGTGGTTGTGTAATTAAAATAAAGCTATCAACGTGAAACATACCTCCACCAGCTGGTGTTGGGTCTTGCCCTATTTGTCCAGCGTATCCATACTGTCCTAAATCCGATTTTAAATCATTTAAATGTTTCCAACTTAAACGTTTTGGATCAAGTAAATCATCAATATAGAATTTAGCTAATTCCGGTGGATTTACTCTGTTCTTATAATTACGAATTTCACCAGGTAAGCAAATATTATAAATATTATCCTTTTTCTTATTAAGAATATGTCCCGTAGGATCATCTTGATGTAATCTCTGCATAATTCCGATTACCACAGAAATTCCCTTATCTGTTTTACGGGTAGGAAGTGTATTATCAATCCAACGATTAGCAATATCACGTTCTTTATCGGAAATTGATTGCGTAGGGTTGATTGGATCATCCCAAACTATAATATCAGCATGGAATCCCATTAATGAACCCCCAACTGATGTAGAATACCTATTACCACCCTGTAGTATCCTTGGAGCCTTATTTAATTTACCATGCCACCAATCTTTCTTAACAATTTTAAAGTTTGTTTTTGTATCCTTATCTTCCTTAATATCAATATCAGGATAAACGGCTTTGTATTGACTACTACGTACTAAATCACGACAATACTCCGCAGACTCTAAGGATAAAGCACCAGAATACGATGCCGTAATAAAACGCATCCAATACCACTGGGACCAACACCAAGCCGGAAACATAATTGAACATACGATTGTTTTAGAAGTTCCTGGGGGTACATTAATAATAACATCGTGTAGCTTTTGTTGACGATTTGCGACCCTTTTGGCGACACGTTCTAATTCCGCACATAATACCTCTATATGCCAGTTACCCTCGAATTGCTGATTACAAACTACTGGCCAAAACCATTGTATAAAGTGATATAAGCTACGGTTATTTAATTCACGGATTATAAGCAAAGGATTATCCAAAGATTCCCTCATACGATCTACTTTTGGTAGCTTCGTCCTTATAAAAGGAATTTCTTCTGTGTTAATTTCCTCGTACATCCTGAATTACTTCTGGGGTTTGTATTTCTGTGTCTTTTGGACGGGTAAACTCTGCCGGAATACGTTTAATTCCTAATTTTTTCAAAGTCAGCAATTCCTCATTACTCATATCGCTAAAATCAACATTTTTAACCATAATATTAAGGTTACGGGTTTGCTCGGTTTTAACAATATCCATCCATTTATCACCGTGGCGTGTTTTAAGCAAATAAATAGCGGCAGTTACACTCGGTTGAACAAATTTAGTAGTAGTTTTTTTTAGTATTACAATTTCTCCGTTGCGAGTCATATGCTCGGCTGACTCGTGCTCCTGAACTACGTAGCCCAACGCCTGTTTATGCAGGGAATCAACTACCTTCATGCTATCGTACATCCGACCTTCCTCTAAAGCTTTCCCGAATTCTGGAATGTCCCGATGATATGCGGTAAAGGTTTGAAGACTAATTTTAAGAAATTCGGCAATTTCTTCGTTTGTACAACCAAACCTTGCAAGCCGATGTGCTTCCTCAATCATGGATTCCCGAAACTTATACGGAAATTGATGTGCCGTCATCTCTGGGATTTCATCAGGGTGGGAGAATTTGTCTCGTTTGCGTTTCATGTGATTTTATGTGCGTAATTGATTATAAAATAGGTTTGCGGATTGTAAATAAATTGAATTGATCCGAAATTTAAAAATATATTTGAGACAACAAGTTGAAATCCTATTGTTTGCTAAAATAAAATAAATAAATGCATACTTAACATGTTAAATTCTATATTTAATATAAAGTTTTTTAATTACTTTTAAATACCAATACTCGCAAATACTAAAATGTAGTTACGGCATGAATAAATTCCTATACTATGCAAATAATACATTTGCAAAAATCCTATATTTTTTTAGAAATTTTTGTACCCTTCCCAATAAATGTAATAATATTCTACAAAAAGGTAAATATAAAATGCGTATATAACGGCATGATATATACCCTAATTTGCGATAAACGGTAAATAGAAATACTAATAGTATAAGTAAGTATATATACTATTATTAATTCATGCCGGTATGATTTACAAATATAAAAACGCAAATAAAGTAAATAAGAATATATCCTATATATAATAGATAGTATATACCGAAGTATATTTAAACGTACAATAGGGATATATGGCAAATGAATATATATATATATATGGGATATTTGGAAAAAGGGTAAAATATTTTGAATATATAAAAGGTTATTTCAAATAATGACTAAAAAATTTACACAATTATGAGGAACGTCATGACCCTGGGTCCACCTTTCAATCATTCGAATCACATTGATTTATTATCCCATTACTACTCATATAGTATAGTCTATTATATATATACTATTACCTACCTATACACATCCCTATCTGTAAGCAATAACGTCTTATTTGCGCTTATTTACACCATGCTACGTGTTCACCCTTTTGTTTACGGTTATTTGACTACTTTTAATAGGGTGACTGGGTGGACCACGTCACACCACATTTTCTGCCCATTTTAGGCATTTTAATATATATCCGATATATCTTTATATTCTATCTATACTCTTATAACTATCTATTTGCGCTATCTATATACATTCTATACCTGGGTGTTTCACATTATACTATCTATCTATATTATACTATTCGTATTTATTAATTTACTCTTTTTGCCGGTATTCTTTTGTTTTTATTCTATACCTGGCAATTCACATTTACTTCCTTACTATATCCGGATCACCGGCAATACTTTTAATACGATATATTTATTTGCCGGATATTATACCTTTTGCGCTATTTCACGCATTTATTTTATACGTTTGCGCAATAGTATATATTATATTAAGTATATACTATTGCGTATATTAAGACGTTGTTTTAATCGCATTTTAAACCTATTTTAAGACGTTATTTTTATATAATAGATTACTATCTTATTTTAATATTAACGATGCTTCATGCGCTTAATAAATAGGCTACAAACGATAAAATATATTTTAGTGATTCAGTATCAATCCGGTATTTTTGTGCGTATATTACACCCAGCGGAAGCAAACAGAGTATCCGATTATATTGTTAAATAACATTTATACTAATTATTATGAACTCAGAGTACTTTTTTAACCCAGCATTTTTAGTAGCTTTTGTAGCTATCTTTTTTGTCCTTGCCTTTGTCGCAGCATACCTGACCACTCCAACACCCAAAAAGGCAGTCAAACGGTGATCCGGTATATTAGTTCACCCAGCCAGTCCGCAACCCTATAAAGGTGCGGACATCGCTGGTGCCAGGCGGATGGGTTACAACCTCCACCATAAGATTGGTTCACCAGCCGGCATAAAGCTTACAAAAATTAAAAGTTATGACACCAGCACAGAAATTAGCCAAAAAAAATGCACAAATCGCCAACGAACAACTTGCCGCAAAAATCGCAGAGCAGAAAAAAATCGATGAAGCAGCCAAAAACGACAAGCCTGCCGATGAACCAGCACGCACCAAGGAACCAGAAAAAAAAGTAGCAAAAGTAAAAGTTACTGACCTGATCATCAAAATCATCACCGACTGGAACATGGAAGCTGAATCTAAAAAAGCACTTTTAACGGCAATTGACACTATGCTTCACAAGACCACCGGAACAAAATGGACGGCAAAAGCAGAAGTACGTGATATTCTTTTTGCTGCAGATAAAAAAGTAGGTATTTCACGTGATCAGGTTTATGCAAAGCTTTGCGCAGCGCATCCTGAAATGTCCCCAATGACACTGGCGATTGGCTTGTACACCATCCTTCAGCCCACCAACTTCAAAAAGGGTGGCACATTTGGTTGGGACGTCAAGCAGCTTGAAGGTGGCAATTATATCTGGGTTGCCGCAGTTTAATTAGCTTAATTTATCCGATTAATTACTTTGCCGTCTAACTTTAATTAGTTAGACGGTTTTGTAGTAAAATAGGGTTTATTTTTAGGTTTGTCCGGATTGGACAAACCTATTTTCGTTTATATACTCTTAATATCCTATTTTATACGGTGATCCGGATTAATACTATTTGAATTTCAGATATCCGGTATTTTTACTATATTTGAAACACCTATTTTACTACTTTCGATTTTGAACACTATTTTAACCATTATTATTATGAATCATATAATTATATTACTTTCGATATTTGACGACGTGTATAGTGTTTGTAATCCACGCAATAGTGATTCTGACGCAGTAGTTATATACCGGATTACAGGAATGTCGGAACAAAACGATTCAAATGGGATTGAAAATGGGTTATTATACTAATTTGGATTTGAAATAATTAGATTTGAAATAGTATAGATATAATTGCTTTTAAATCAAAAGTTGAGTTCAATTTTCCCATGGTGAAATGAAATTAATCAATTACAAATATTTACAAATTTAAAACTTACAAATTATGAAAACAAAACAAGTTAAAGCAGAAAAAGAAACGCCGGAAGTAGCATTTCAACCTTGTGAAGTATGTTATCCAAGTGATATGCAAGCTGTTCCTGAATATGTTTATGATGAATTACTTCCTAAAAAAAGAGAAGGTAATTTTGTTGATACTAAATGGGAAAATGTTAGCAGGTTTGTTACCCCAAGAGCACCAAAAGCATTGACCATGGAGCAAGTACGCAAGCATTACGAAAACAACGATATGATTGAAATCGGTCGTGATGTTAATGTAAAACACAAAACAACTACCTTGGAAAGATTAATTGATCTTTGTACTAAAATTGCACATTCCGATACCAATTTTCAGAATCTTACTTCGGAAATACCTTATGCCGAAAAGATAGCAAAACAGAATCTTGAATATGCCGTTGAAATATGGCAGATAATGGAAACAACGAAGCCTGAGGATGCAAGCATGGTTTTATCTATTCTCCGCATAATGAATATTTGCTATATGCGTGTTCTTGGTGATAGAATGAAGTATCTACCTTTAGGAAAAACAAACTTGGAAGATTGGATTAAGAATGCTTGCTACGACAACGCACTTAGGGCAAAAGCATACCGGAATGATTTATTGATTACGATATTTGAAAACCAACCTAAAAATCGAAAATTGAAAACCAAGAATTGAAAATCGAAAATCGAAAATCAAAATACCTCCAATCTACCAAGATTGGAGGTTTTGGTGGTATAAGCCGGACAACGTTGAAAGGCTAAAAACTTACAAAATGGAACACGACAAATTTATTTCACAGCAAAAAGAGATTATAACCAATTATGAAATTGGTTTTATAGAACTTTCAGAAATGCATAATCAATTAATTGCACTTTCACTTGAAGTTCTTCAAACAAATAATTTAATCGGTAATGCCGACCAAAAACAATGAAACTAACTATCCTGATTGGCATAGCAATTGCCTTAATACTTTTTGCTATCTTCAGTACCATATCCGGTCAAAAGAGTGCTTACCGGAAATATTCTTACAAAGGTGAAAGTTATTCTATCTTTTGTAAAAGATATTTCAACCGTTACATTTAAAATATTTACAAAAATGAAAAAGTTATTTTCAAATTCAACTTTTATAGCAGTATTACATGCTGCTATTGTTCCTGGTTCCATAACATATGGGATAAGTTGTTTCTATCCTATGGACGGACTGCAAACATTGTTCGTATTCGTATTTGCAATTCTTTTTAGCTGTATTCTTATGTTGTGTTTATGTAACTTATATTTAAAATAAAATGAAAAAGATATACCGGATGATTAAAAGATTCCTGGATCATTTCACGATGACTCTTGTAGGAATTATATTTTTTGTAGCAATGGAGTGGTTCTCTGTTTGGAGCATTTGGTTTGGATATGAAATAAATTCAATCTTTATTGTGATACTTGGCACTACTGCCGCAATATGTATGCTGCTATTCCTGAAAGCAGTAATTGAGGATTTTAACAATTGCTTATATCGGTATAAGCATTGGAAATGAAAATCGAAAATCAAATTTATGCCTCCAACCTCCCCAGGTTGGAGGATTTGTTGGTATCAGGAGAATGGTTCCTGTTAAAACTTACAAAATGAAAACATCAAATTGCTGGTTCCAGATTTATTACGTGGATGGATTTACGTATGTTTACTTTGCTTGCGGTATTCTGTTTGAAACTAATCTAAATTAGAAAATCATGAAAACAACTGAACAAAGATTATTACCGTTGAAAAACGGTGATATTAGTATTTATTCTCTTGGTTGCGGTTATGTGCAAAGAAGGGAAACCAAACACCGATGGAAGGAAATTTATTGTGAACACCATGTATTCCATGTACGTTCCGGTAATATCTACCCAAAAGGAAAAACATATAATGAATCAACTCATGGTTGTTTTGATATATGGGAATCTTTTCAAATTGATGAGCTTACCAAAGCAAGAAAATTTTATCACTCAATAAAATAAAACTATGGAAACTCAACAATTGTACTACGTAGCAAAAGTCTTTTATGTTAGTGGTCGCAAAAAGATTTTAGAAAAAAATCTGACACTTGAAGAAGCAAGAAGAGTTGTAAACTCCTATCCAAATTCAAAACGTTCAATGGTTATTTATAATCCACAAAAATGAAAACACGATTCACTCCACTCACAAAAGAAAATCAGGAAGGTGTAAGCACTTTCTATTGCACCACCGCATTAAATGCTGATGGTTCAAGATTACGTTGCCGGAGGAATGGTAAAACTAAAACTTGGAAAAGGACACCACAAAGGTTTCAGATTCCTGTAAAACACGGTATGTATGATTACGGGTACATTACTGAAAAGGAAATGCAATTTTGGACTATTGATTAATTTAAAAACTTACAAAGATGAACTATAAGAAATTATTTATCGTAAAATCGGATAGTGCCTTACCTGAGAACAATTTTAATCATTTTCAGGTGGTAGGTATTTTTACTACACAAAAAAGAGCTGAGGCTTGTGTAGTAGCAAACTTCAATATTAATAAAGGAAATACTTTAGTAAAAGATCCAATGCGACATACGGTTTACAACTACACCTACATGACAAGTGAAGAAACTCCAAGACTGGTATATCACAGGGATATTATAGAGGAACATTATTTAAACCGTCAATATTAAAAACTTACAAAGATGAAAAAGACACGTGAAGAAATATTATTGGATTTAGAAAACCAGTACAAAGAAGAATTTTCCGGCAATGGTTATCCTGATGCTTTTAAAGCTCAAGCTTTCATGACCGAATGTAATTTTGGTGGTATGCTTCTTATTTTAAGTAATAGCGGTGATTCTGTTATTGTTTGGTCGGATTGGGCAGATTGTGCCGTTAGTGACAAACTTACTGAATGTGAAATTGAATATCACGATGATCCCGACTTTGAAGGAAATGCTGAGGAAGATGATAATATGATTGCTCAATTTAATCATAACGATACTTGGTACAACCTTAATGATTTTATGAAAATTTAAAACCAAGTAGCTATTTTCCGTAAGTTTTGATCTACTTAAGTTTTGCCTCCATTCTACCAAGAATGGGGGTTTTACTGGTACAGGGATGTTCCTGTTAAAATTTACGCAATGAAAGAATATAATTTAATCACAAAAGATCAACTGCTTTTGGCTGAAATACCAAAGCAAACAGCTACTTACAAACCTGTAAGTCATCAACAGTTGATTGACTTATCCTTGGAAGGCATTCATAAAGCAGGGTTTGAAGTAGCAAGAGAATCATACGAATGTATTCGCCATGGACAGGTTGCTTCCGGTACATATCTTCTAAAAGGTTTGGAAGATTCTGAAATGCAAATGCAGTGTCTTTGGGAAAATTCCTATGACAAAAGTATGAAACTGAAATTCATTATGGGAGCTATGGTTCTTGTATGTACAAACGGAATGATTAGTATGCGGGCTATGGGAAACTTTACGCACAAACATTTATCCGATGTGCAAGAGATCAGTCCACTGATTATCCCTGAGTTGGTAAAAAGTTCCGGCGAAGTATTTCAAGGATTACAAGGTGAACGGGATGTCCTTAAAAGCATTCAGATATCAAAAAAGGATCAGGCTGAATTAGTCGGCAGGATGTTCATCGAACAAGACTTTCTTACCTCTGCGCAACTGAATATCATTAAGAGGGAATTGTTACACCCTACACATGATTACCGAGCACCTCAAACGATGTGGGAACTTTACCAATTTACAACGTACAGTATCGGAGGATTCAATTCAACGTGGATTGCCGACCACGTAAAAGCTCACGATTTCTTCATGGCAGAAGCCGAATTAATAACAGAAGCTGAGGAGGTTATGTATTAATGGAAAATAAACTATCCTTGAATGATATGGCTACATTTAAAATTAAATACAGGAAAGCCTGCAAAGAGGGTGCTACATCATTCCAATTCAAAGGAATGGAAATACTTACGGCATATGTCAAATACTGTATTGAATATTCAACTTTAATATTTGCGAGAAATGGAAAGGACTAAGAAAAAAGAACCGGAAATAATCAGGAAAAAGAAACCTGCGGTGAAAATCTATGATTTTGTAACAGAACTTCAAACGTGGATTAAGTTTACCGAATTGGAATTACGACAAGCAAAAGCAAGTCGAATAGATACTTCTACTGGACCATACTTTAAAAGTTTGGTTCGTGACTTTAAAAAAGGATTATATGATGAAGATTTAGACATCATAGGTGATTCTGTAAAACAAATGTTAAAAAATACAGCCTCCTACAGTAAATTGTAGGGGGTTTCCCCAGTGAAGGATGTTCCTTCCAATTTAAACTTACAAAAATGAAAATCAAAGTATTAACAAATCCGTTTATCATTAAGTTAGTAAAAGACTTAATTGATAGAATCCCCGTTACAGAACGTGGGGTAGCTAATAAAGCTTTTGATGCTACAAGTTGGTCAGGAGGATTTAAAAAATTCTGCATCGGTAAAAGAAAATATGTTGTAGAAATCAAATCCTGTTGGGGTAATGAAATTCAAATTAGTACTGTTAGTCATACCCATAAAGAACCGTTCATAGATTTATATATTGATAACATAGAACTACGTACTTGGAAAAGGCATAAAGGAATGTTTCATTTGATTTACAAATTCAATAAAACAAATGAACCTATCCGGTTGGGGGAAGAACATGAAATGGATGAAGATCCAATGGGTTGTTTATCTGATTATATTTAAAACTTACAACCATGTATAAATTCTATAAAATATTCCCGAATGGGAAAGAAAAGTATTGTGAAACATTTAACAGTACTTTGGACCCCAACTACCATGCCTACATTAATTGGTGTCGGGAAAATAATATTCGATGGAAACTCGTCAGAGTATTCGATAATGTAATTGTTCACCAAGGTTAAAAACTTACAAAGATGGATTATAGAGATGTTAATTTTGGGATGAAGGTTGTTCCACATTCTAAAACTGCCCAAGGTAGAAAATTAGGATTAGATAAATCCGTTGTATGGAATTGTGCAAAAGCTATTAAACAGCCTTATTTATATGTTATTCATATTCCTGCAGATGGAAATTATAAGGAATTTGTATTACATTTTTCTAATGAAGATAATCCAAGTGGTGGTGATTATTTTCTTGCAAATGATTTTGAACCTTACATTTAAAACTTACAAAAGATGAAAGACAAAGATGTTGCCGTTGGTATGAAAGTAGTTCCTCATGCTAAAACAGCTAAAGGTAAAGGAATCCTTCAAGGATTAGAAAACTCTAAGCGTTGGGCACTGGCAAAAAAGTTTCACCAACCTTTTATGTACGTTAATACCAATTTAGGGGATGTATATTTACTAAGTGATCAAAGTACCCTTGTACGTGACGGGGAATGGTTTCGGGCGGTTGATTTTGAATTGTATTTACCTATGAAAAGAACAAAGAAATGAAAGACTTAAAGCAAGAAGGAAAATATAGGTGCAAAATGTGCCTAAGAGTATTTGAAGTACCTGGGATTACATACGAAACAGATAGAATGGGACGAAAGATTGCAAATGATTGTTGCCCATTTTGTCCGTCACTAAACTTCGTAGAATTAGAAAAAGTTGTTTCCCATATAAAAGAAACTCCCAAAGTAGTTCGTGAGTATCTTAAATTGGATGAATACAAGTTAATCAAATTGGTATCAAGTTTATCCCAATTAGATCAGCTAAAAGTAATCCGGTTGGTTACTAAAGTTTACAAGCAACAGAAAGGGGATATTTATGCGTTGGACGTAGTTCTAAAGGATAGTGTCACCCTTACAAGGGAATCAAGATAAGATTAACCGATGAGGGTTCAATACCCGAAACGCTGTGAAGCGTCTTAATCAATTTAAAACTTACAAAATTATGGGACTACATTATTTAGATGAAACACACCATTTATTTGGTGGAAGGGGTAATGTTTGGAGTAAGACTGCTCACATTGCAAAAACAAATACCTATGGTACACCGGAATACGGTAAGACCATGTGTGGTAAACCAATGCTATCAAGCAATTGGGTAGCAATTGAAGGAGTTAAAGATGTAGGCTGTCCTGAATGTATTAAACTTTATAAAAAAGAACAAGATGAAAAAGATATTTAGATTTATTTTGATAGTAGTAATAGCTGCTATCCTGATGTTTATTTTATTTGCGTTTTGTGATTACTTTATTCCGATGAAATGAAAACTCAACTGTATCAATTAAAATCGGGTTTCGCAAAGCATAACAATCACTTAATTTATTTCGTGGCTGTTCCTTTATTTGAAACCCAAAAAGCCGTATATTTGTACGGTCATGGTACTATGGAAACTACAAAGATGGGATTGTGTTGTGCTTGTGGTAGAACCCTTACTCACCCAGTTTCCGTTGAGTTAGGTATTGGTCCAGAATGTGGACAGCACTTCCACGATTGGAATATGATTGGAGGTTATACCAAAGAAAATATTGAAAGACTTAAAGGTGCTATGGTAGAAATCAAATTTGATTCATGGGTTCCTAAAAGTCAAATAGAACAAACCTTTGATACAATAGATACCGTTGTAGTTCCTACGGATCATCCAATGCTTAAAAGACGTGAACCAGATGCTATTACAGTATTTGATGTTATACCGGAACAAGTAAATAATAAAGATATGATAAAAGAAGTAAAACCCGTCAAAGTAACCCGATTTTGTGAGGTAATGGAAAGTAAGGGTGCAAATAATAATAACCTAATCCGGATTGTATTTCCATATGATATGGAAGATATTGCCAAAATCAAAACATTACCTGACAGAAGGTATGTACCTGAACAGCGATGTTGGACAAGTCCTATTAAGATTAATACACTACAAATCCTAAAGGATTGGGGATTTCGATTAGCACCGGAACTTGAATCTATCTATGAGCAATCTAAACCGGAAAATGCCGTAAAAGTAGAAAATCTAAAACCTATGATAATCCCTGGTCTGAAAGGAGATCTATTCCCGTTTCAAGGTATAGGTGTTTCTTTCTTGGATAAAAAGCAAGGTAGAGCATTAATTGCCGATGAAATGGGATTAGGAAAAACCATACAAGCATTAGGATGGTTACAACTGCATCCTGAATTACGTCCGGCAGTTATCGTTGTTCCAGCATCCTTAAAATTAAATTGGCTTTATGAAGCTGAAAAGTGGATGACTAAACCAAACTGTTTAGTTATCAGTGGAACAAAACCTTTTAAAATGTACAATGAAGGTGATATTACTATAATCAATTATGATATACTTTCGGCTTGGCTACCTACCCTTAAAGCAAAGAGTTACAAGGTACTTATATTTGATGAAGTTCATGCGTTGAAGAATAGTTCGGCAAAAAGAACTAAGGCAGCTAAACAGCTCGCAAAGGGCATTCCTCACGTTATAGGACTGTCGGGTACACCAATACTAAATCGACCTATTGAAATTTATAATGCATTAAGTATTATTAATGCTTCTGCTATTCCAAATTTTAAGGAATATACTAATAAATTTTGTGGTGCAAAGTATAACGGTTTTGGTTGGGATTTTAACGGTGCTACTAATACCGATGAACTCCACCGGATATTAGTAAATTCCTTTATGATACGTAGATTAAAAAAGGATGTACTTAAAGATTTGCCGGATAAACTGAAGTCCTTTGTCCCGATGGAATTAAATAATCAAAAAGATTATGATGTAGCTGAACGGGATTTTATTGCTTATGTCAAAGGAACTAAGGGAATAGCTGCAGCGGAACGTGCATCCAATGCCGCAGTACTTGCTGAGATCGAAGGATTAAAACAAATTGCTGTAAGAGGCAAACTCGTTGCGGCAATAGACTGGATTACAGAGTTCCTTGAAACGGACAAAAAGTTAGTTGTATTTGGAGTTCACAAGTTTGTTATAGATGCTATTATGGAGGCTTTTCCTAATATATCCGTAAAAGTGGATGGTTCTACATCTATGGAACAAAGAAATAAGAATGTAGATGCTTTCCAAGATAACCCTAAAGTAAGATTATTTGTAGGGAACATTCAGGCTGCAGGACAAGGACTTACTTTGACAGCTGCAAGTGATGTAGTATTCTTAGAACTTCCATGGACACCATCACTTGTCAGTCAGGCAGAAGATCGTTGCCACAGGATTGGACAGAAGGATAGTGTTACCATTTACTTTCTTCTTGCCGTAGGTACGATTGAAGAAAAGATTGCACGACTAATTGATTCCAAACGGAAAGTATTAGATGCAGTATTAGATGGAACTAAAACCGATGAAACAAGTTTATTAGCAGAATTAATGAAAGAGTATTTATAAACCAATTAAAAACAATTATTATGGAAACAAAAGCAAAAGAAAAGTCAGTAAAAGAAATTATCTATCAACACATTCGTAGTCACAACAGAACTATGACAGATGAATTTCTTAAATCGTTGAGTTATGGGGAATTACTTTGTGAATGTCATCCTTTAGATAGGGATTATTTTAGCAAAATGTTACATCCCGTTACAAAATGATACCAAAGGAAAATTATATCGGTTTTCGTACTGATCTGGATGATTACTTTAAATGGATGACTGGAGTACCGGAAGCTAAAAAGTCTTTCACTCCTTTCATTTATCAAAAGGGAAATCATATGTATGCCCGTTGGCATTGGAGACAACTATTTGATAAAAGAGTTCCTGAAGGTACTGTCTTTATGCAAGTCTGGCCAGGGCACTTTTCCTGTGATTGTTTTGTTTTTACTTTAGAAGATTTACTTGAATATTTACGAAAAAATAAAATAGAATTATGACTCCAATAAAAAAGCGTATTCAAGTTCTTCGTGATAATGAAGACTTTACTCTTGCCGGTATAGAAATATTAAGAATAATTGAGCAGGGCATTGAAGAAAGGGATGCTATGATTACTCACTACGAAAAAGTTGTAGCTGATTACGATAAGAATCTTACTCAATTAGAAGAATCAATTCAAAAAATAATAAATGACATTAAAGATGAACCCATTTCATGAAAAGATTAATTTATTTGAATTGGAACAAAAGATACTAAAAGATATATCAGAAACATTTCCATATCCTTTTAGTGAATGCAATACGGTATATCAAAAATGTTGTTCCTTTGATAAAACTATCCAAATATTAGATATTTGTCATAAGCACGATGTAACTCCGGATATTATAATTGATATGTTTGAAAATGGATTAATAAAATAAATTTACTATGGAAAATGAAAAAGTAGTAATTGCTGTTGGGGAAGAATTTACCGTAGACTTCCAAAAGAATCAAAACGGTGGAAAGCCAGTATGTCGTATAGACGGAATGGTTTGTTTTATAGAGAATAGTTGTAAAGACCTAATCACCCCGTCAAGTAGTTGGATGGTTGCTATCGTAGCTATTCACGAAAAGCACATGATTATTAAACCAATTTACAGGGTACGGACGGCAAAGGAAAACCATGAAAGATTAAATTTATTAATAGCAGCATTTCAACCCGTTGTAAAGGATACCAAAGTAAAAGTAACCGTTTCCTATCCATACCGGACTGCCAACGAAATAAAAAAATTGAAAGATGAAAGCAAACAAAAAGGTTAATCTTTCAAAGAATCCGGTTTACATTCCTAATCAACCTTCTCAAAAAGGAGGAGGAAGCCGTTGCTGGATAGATGATAATTCGGAGCATTATAAAGAAATAGGAAAGGAACATAGTATTCACATGAAACTTGCTAAAAGAAAGGGAAAATAAATCATGGATAAAACTAAATTTACTACCAAAGGGGAAGATCCTGATAAATGGTGTACGACAAGGTGTCCTCACATTCTTACGGAAAAGGTAATGATAGGAAGTTCTACCTGTAAAGATTGCCCTAACTGTTATGGTTGGGATGAAGAAGAAAGTTGGGTTAAATGTTCTAAATTTGAAAATAAAAAAAACTAAAAAGTTATGAAACAAGTTACAAAGTTTGAAACGGAAAATGGTAATCAGTATGATACCGAAAAGGAGGCATTGTATGATGAAACCAAAGAAGAACTTATGTCTTGGTTGTATAAAAACTGTGAAGAGGATGACGAAGGATTTCCAATGATTAGTACTTTAATTGAACCAATTGTTAATAACATTGAGTTTATTGATGCTTTGGTTTTACAAATCAAAAAGAATCACCCTACAAATATTTTTGATAAGGATTAAAAATAGAAAAGAATATGAAAACAAATGAACCATCATTAACTTGGGATGAACTTGCTAATGAATATGATAAAGTTCATACAGGAAGAAAAGCAAGAACCCTACCAATGAAAACTATCTTTAATTGGGCTGCAAAACAGACTGATAAGTTTGTAGTATCTCCAGCAGGATTTATTTTCAGAATAGCTAAAGATGAAGAATAATGGACATTCAACAACTTTATAAAGATTTTGGAGTTGACTATCAAACGGAAGGAAAACATACAAGGCAAGGATGGATAGGAATAAATTGTCCATGGTGTTCCGGATCACAGGATTATCATCTTGGGTATAACCTAACAAATAATTTCTTTACCTGTTTTCGTTGCGGATACCATCCTATTGTACCTACTATTGCACTCGTTTTAAGGGTAGATAATTCTAAAGCTTATAAGATAGTTAAAGAATACGGATTACTCGTCAATCCATACGTAAAACCTCAGCAATCGGACGTAAAGATAGAATTTAAACTACCCTCCGGAATAATGCCTCTGACAGATCAGCATAAACGTTATTTAGAAAAGCGTTTGTTTGATCCGGAATACTTGGAACGGAAATATAATTTACAATCCACGGGTCCAATTGCCCTACTCGATCACAGTGATTATCGACACCGTATCATGATTCCTTACTATTGGAATTATGAGCAGGTATCCTTTGATAGTCGGGATGTAACTGGAAAGAATACTTCAAAATACATGGCTTGCCCGAAAAATCGGGAAATTATCCCTCATAAAGAAATATTATATGGAGCACAGGAGAAATGGAACAGTACAGGTATATGTGTTGAAGGGTGTACCGATGTATGGAGATTTGGCGATAATAGTTTTGCAGTATCAGGTATTAAATATACTCCAAAGCAAGTTCGTCTTATTACCAAAACCTTCAAACGGGTTTTTGTCTGTTTTGACGGAGAGGAATCTCAAGCATTGGAACAAGCTAACAAACTCGTATCTGAATTAAAATTCCGTGGGGTAGATGCCCGTAGGGTAGATATTATCGGTGATCCAGGAAGCATGGATCAGAAAGAAGCAAATTATTTAGTTAAACAACTTACAAAATGAAAAATTATGAAACACGAAGATTTTTTAAAAGCAAAAGAGTGGAGCGATTTAGAATTGCTAAAAGCAATAGCCAGAATGTTAAATAACGATCTTGGTTTGCAACCTCCTATTAATACGGAAACAGAAGATAAGAAGTATTTGAAAGCTAAAATCATTTACGCATTAGGATTAATCATATGAAAACAATTTACAAATACCCATTGGGAATGGTAGATTCCCAAATCGTAATCTTACCGATATATTCTAAAATATTAACGGTACAATTACAAAAAGATCAACCCATGCTTTGGGCAATAATTGATACCAATGAGTTTAAGGAAACAGAGCATATAATAGAAATATATGGAACAGGGCATGGTATGAATAAATTAAAACGAAAATATATTTCTACCATTCAGTTAGGTTCTCTTATTTTTCATGTATTTGAAAGGATTCAATCGTGAAAGCAATAGTAAAATATCAGGTTGCTACTTATTCCGGTACGGTGGAAGTAGAATGCACGGAAAAGACAAGTAAATCAGAAATCCTTAAAAAAGCAAGGGACATTATAAATCGTAAATTTGGTGGAAGTATTGTTCCATACCTACCTTTTGGTTATCATCATTTTTCAATCCTATCTAAAAAATAAAGCTATGAAATATCGAATAATACGTGTAATAGAAAAAATTGCTAAAATGTATGATCATATAGAAGTAATTGCATTATCAATTTTATTATTAATTGTTGGACTTGTTTACTTATACAAAAAATAACATGAAAAAGAAAACCTTACAAGAAGAATTGGAAGAGGTCTTTGGACCAATGGAAATTATCGACATTAATCCTGGTAATTTAGTTATCTGTGACGGATGTAATGATAACTATATCAATAGTGAAGAAGTAGGTGGTGTATTATTAAGTCGAACTGCTTTCTGCCCTAAATGTTGCAAAGAGATTATTGAAAGTGCAAAAGAATTTGAGGAAGAAAGATTCCTTACATATCCAAAAGAAGGGGAAACATTTAAAGATTTTGTTCTTCGTATGCGACATACCCCGTCAGATTATCAAAGATGAAAAAGAAAGTAGTAATTGATAAGCATACGTGGATTGAACCAGGTTTACAAATTAAAATTACTTTAGGTGCCCCGTCAAGGGAAAATAATGAATTTAATTCCTTCGATCATAATAATACAAATAATATAGTGCCAAATTCTATCCATACTATAACGGATAGACCTACAAGGAAATCCCGCAAAAACGGTTATTATGGGGTTTGGGTAGAAGGAATTGCCGGCAAAATATTCTTGTGGTATCATGAATGGATTCCTTTTATAGAACCCGTTACAATGCAACGTACTAAGCAAACTATTATACGTACTAAGCAAACGATAACTCGCAATAAGTACCCTGCCGTACAACGTACTAAATAAAGGGATTTTTAGCTATTTTAAATATTTTTAAAAATAATTAGACGCAAATTTTTTTATTATAAATAGTATTATTACTTTCGTATTCGATTTTAATCAAAAACAACCTCTATAATGATTTTTACTACCTCAGTACATAAAAATATTGCCCTCAGAGAAAGAATACCCTCAATTGGTTTGCGTGGAGGCTGTCCGGTTGAATCTTTCTTTGGGGGCATTTTTCGTCTAATTTATTCTGAAGAGAAATGGAAAAATTAAATGAATCTTCTGATACTGGATTTTGGAATGTACCTATTACATTTTCTGAATTAATTTCAGATTTACTTTTAGCACAATCAAACTTTGCCGAAATATTAGCATTATATTATTTTTACTATTATACGGCAAAATGGCAAAAAACTAATCAACCAAAAGCTACAAATACCTATACTGCTAAAGGAATAAATTGGAGTATAGGTAAAGTTAAAAAATACAAAATGCAATTAATTAAATTAGGATTAATTGAAAACATACAAAATAGAAGTATCAACGGAAGTATTGAAGGACATTATATTAAAGTAAATTTTATTTGGACACAAAAAGCATATGATAAAGCTATTGAAAGAAAAAATGCCATTGGGTCGATTTTCGTACCGGTAGTTCCATTAACCACAAATACTTTAAGTAAATATAGTATAAATACTTTAAATAAAAATACGCGTACGCATGAAGTGTTTGATTTATTTTTAAATTTATTTCCTGAAAATTTCCGTAATGATGAAATATTTAAAACAACCGTAAATGAATATATTATCCACCGCAAAGAAAAAGGAAAAAAACTTACAAAAATATCCTGTCAAAAATTAGCAAAAAAATTAAGTACATTTCCCGTTCCAATTTGTATCGAAGCTATTAATACGGCAATAGAAAATGGATGGACAGGTGTCTTTCCCGAAAATGTGCAACAAAGAAGAACAAATTATTCTAATACAATAAATACTTCAAACCGAAGTAGACGTGATACTACATCAAAAATGAAATATAAAGAATAAAAGCTATGATAGAAGATGCTGAATTGGAAAACAGAAGAAAAGAAAAAATACTTCGATTACCTGCCGTATGGGAAGAATCTGCATTTGAAAAAACTTTAATAACAAAATTTCCAAAAAGAATACAGCAAGATATTTTAAAGTTATCTTTACCGGATATTGATATTGATGAAATTGAAAGCACTTATTTATATGGAGGCATAGGTACAGGAAAAACAATTACTGCTGTTCAAATAATGCTAAATTATTTGAAATACTTATACATAAATCAATATGATAAGGATATTCAAAAAAAGACAGCAGGTTTCATATCTGTACCGGAATTGTTACTTTTATTTAAAGCAGTATATTCCAAAGTAGATAATGTATTTTCCGAAACAGAATTAATAAAAATGTATAGTGATATGGATTTTTTAGTATTAGATGATTTTGGTGTTGATAAAACAACGGATTGGTCTTTTCAACTTCTTTACATTATAATTAACCGTAGATATGAAAACATGAAAATAACTATATTTACATCCAATTTAAAATTATCCGAATTAGCAGATAAGTTTGGTGATGATAGACTTACTTCAAGAATTCAACAAATGTGTAAAATAAAAAAGTCAGGAACTAAAAATTACCGTGAGGACAATTTGTAATTTATCCTATTAAATTTTGTTATGCAAGAAAGAAAGATTATCATAGGATTAATTACAAGTACCGAATTTGTTCAGCAAATATCATCCATTTGGAATATCCAATTATTGGAATCCGGCAGCGCTCGCAAATTAGCAGGTTGGATAATGGAGTATTACGACAAATTTCAGGTATCACCTAAGCACGATATTGAAGGTATATTCTATCAAAAGATAAAAGATCAAAACATTCCGAAAGATGAAATTGAGGACATAGAAGAAATCTTACAAAGTCTTAGTGCCGAATCAGAGGAAGATATTAATGTAGATTATTTGATAGATATAGCAATCAAATACTTTAGGCAACGTCGTTTGGTTAAATATAAAGATTCAATCGAACAGTTAGTTAATTCAGGTAAGATGGAGGAAGCAGAGAAGCTTGCTTCTGAATACAAAGTAAATTTTAGTGATCCTAAAACCGATTTAAACAAATTTATCCTTAGTGTACTTGAAATAAGAAAACATAAAAGAGAAACCCCAAGGATGCTTTTAAGTCCTTGGTTGCGTGAAGGACAGACTACCATTATCTATGGTAATTATGGAAGCGGTAAATCCTTACTTGTAATTAGTACTGCTTATTTGTTAGGCTTAAAAGACTACACTTCCGATGAAGCAGAAATAGGAACTTGGCAGGTTAAACATCAAACAGGTACTCTTTACATAGATGGGGAATTAGGTGAGCAGGAAATGGAAGAACGTATTGCTCAATTTGAATGGGTGGGAGTTCAACAAAGTAAATACCGTATGCGGATTTTATCTATACCGGAATATCAGATCGCAACGGAGGATCAGTTTTATTTATCTAATCGTATAAACCAATTAAAAATAATACAATGGCTAAAGACACATCCTAACTACAAACTAATTATTCTGGACAGTGCCAGTACTCTATTTGGATTAGTCGAAGAAAATGACAATAGTGAATGGAGTAACAAAATAAATCCATTCTTGAGAGATTTACGGGCATTAGATGTAGCCTGTATTTTATTACATCACTCCGGAAAGGATGGAAAGAAGGGATTGCGAGGTGCTTCTGCTATGGGTGCTATGGCACATAACATATTCGCTTTAACTAACCATGTTAATAAAAACGTTGATGACGGGGAAGCTTGGTTCACTATCGGTAAAGATAAACAACGAGCAGCCGGATTTAGCTTCAAAACTTTTTCGTTAAGATACTCGCAACAAAATAACGATAAAGAAACACATTGGGAAGTTACCGAAAATCATTAATATTAATAATAAAATTCTCATACAAGAGATAGTTTTAGTTTTTTTTAATAATCAATTTAATTTTTAAAGTTATGGCAACAGACAAAATATTGAAGAAAGCAGCCACAGAGCTGAACGACGTAATGGGATTAAGTCCTGAGATTAACGTTAAAGGTAATGCTGATGTATTGACCAAAGGGATCAAAGCAGCAAGCAAACATATCACTCCGGACGATGAGTTTTCCGAAGAAACCCAGGCAGTGATTAATGAAATCCTTGGCGTAAAACCTGCTAAAGCAACTGCCCCTGCTGCAAAGGGTAAGAAAGCTCCAGTTGTCGTTGAAGAAGAAGATGAAGAAGATGAAGAAGATGAAGAAGATGAAGAAGATGAAGAAGAAGAAGATGAAGAAGACGAGGATGAAGACGACGAGGATGAAGACGACGAACCCGTTGCCCCTGTAAAGAAAGGCAAAAAGGTAGTTGCTCCTACTGTACCGGAAAAGAAAAGTAAGAAAGTTCCTGTCGTTATTGACGAGGATGAAGACGAGGATGAGGATGAGGAAGATGATGAACCCGTTGTCCCTGCAAAGAAAGGTAAGAAAGTCGTTGCTCCAGAACCCGTTGTCCCCGCAAAGAAAGGTAAGAAAGCACCAGTTGTTGAGGATGACGACGAAGATGAAGAGCCTGTTAAAAAGGTTAAAAAAGCTTTTCCTGGGAAAACCATTATTACTCCTTCACGCCTGGTATGTATTTGTAAAGCTGTTATGGCAATTGCAAAACCAACAGCCATTACTAAGGTTTGCGCTACTGCCGATAACGACTTCGTAAAGGTCGGTGGAAAAACGAATCTTCCTCAAACGATTCACATTTTGAAGTATATCCTTCCTGCCGCAAGCGAATGGGGTATTTTAAGTGAAAAAGATGGCGTTATTACCCTGAAGTAATTCCGGTAATTAAAAAAAGAAAGAATTGGGTAGGGGATTTCCCCTACCTATCTTTAACCTATCAAAATAATACAGATGAAGAAAGATAAATTAAAACCTCTTTTCGATGAGGAGGAAACTATTTTATGGCAAAAAGAATGGAAAGGGATGCCCGAATTTATACAAAATGATTTAACCCCATTTCGTAGTATAAAAGTTAGTTTTCGTACCAAAGAAGATTTAGATACATTTGCTGAATTAATAGGGCAAAAACTAACAGTAAAGACACGGGCAGTTTGGTTCCCAATAGCAAAGTGGAAATTAAGATCAAAAAAATATATTGATGAATAGTATATCTAATAAAATCGGAAAAGATGATCTTTTAGAATACCTTAAAAAGTGTTCTAAATATTCTGTATTTAATAAAGATATAGCTTTTTCATTGGCTATAAATGCTATTAAATATTATAAAGGAAATAAATCTGTTAGGGATTCACTACGAATATTTCAAGAAACAGAAATTAAATGGTATGAATCTTTAAAGAATGGAAAACCAGATTACTCTATATATGATGGAACTTATTATTTAAGTGATTTATGGGCATGTTGGATTGTCTATTCCCGTCCATATCTACTTTCTATTAATTCTCCTAAATCCTTGACCGATAAAAGCATTATACAAGATATTGGGAATATAGATAGTGTAGTTGATTTAGGATGTGGTTTTGGATATACCACAGGAGTTCTGAAAGAATTATTTCCAAAGGCTGATGTTTATGGTACTAATTTAGAAACTACAAGTCAATATAAAATAGCAACTGAATTTGGGAAAAAATATAATTTCTATATTATTTCAGATTTAAACAAATTAAGCAAAGCAGATTTAATCTTTGCTTCAGAATATTTTGAACATATAGAAAGACCAGTAGAACATTTACTTTCTATTTTAACTATTGCAAAACCAAAATATTTAATAATAGCTAATGCTTTTAATGCCTTATCGGTAGGGCATTTTATTAAATATTTCCACGGAAAAGCTGAATATACTGGAAAAGAAATTAGTAAACTTTTTAATGATACTTTACGATCTCATGGATTTGAGAAAGTAAAAACTACTTTGTGGAATAACCGACCTACATATTGGAAAAAAGTATCAATACGAAAACCCTTAAATTCATTATTCTCATGAATCCACGTTACCCTATTTATATTCCATCGAAAGGTAGATGGGAAAGCAGACTTACAAGTAAAGCTTTGGAAAAGATGAAAGTTCCATATAAAATTGTTGTAGAACCTTCAGAATACGATAATTATGCTAAAGTAATTAATCCCAAAAAGATTTTAGTTCTACCAAAGGATGATATGAAATTAATTGGTAGTCGTTGTTGGATTATGGAACATTCTATAAAAAAAGGATTTGCTCGTCACTGGCAATTAGATGATAATATTCGTGGATTTTTACGACTTAATAAAAATATGCATTATCCGGTTGCTTCGGGAACAATATTTCGTTGTGTAGAAGATTTTACAGATAGATATACAAATGTAGCATATTCCGGATTACAATATGATTTCTTTAGTTGTAGAAAAGACCCACAACCACCTTTCTTTTTAAATACACGTATTTATTCTTGTACATTAGTAAATAATTCTATTCCATATCGTTGGAGAAGTATATATAATGATGATACCGATGTATGCTTAATGGCTCTAAAGGATAGATGGTGCACGATATTAGTTAATGCTTTTGCTCAATGTAAAGCAACTACTATGACCGTAAAAGGTGGAAATACAGAGAATTTATATTTAATTGAGGATGGAAGATTAAAAATGGCAGAAGCTTTACAAAAATTATATCCTGCTATAACTGAAGTTGTTTGGAAATTTCATCGTTGGCAACACAGTGTCGATTACCGACCATTCGCAAAAAATAGATTAATTCATAAAGAAGGATTGATAATACCGAAAGGTGTAGATAATTACGGCATGAAATTAGTTAATATTCCTGATTATAAAAAGAATTTAGGAAAGAAAATAGAAGGTAAATAATTTTATTTGTATAGCGAACAAACCCTTAAATTTTAACCGTAAAGTATTAGTAATATATTCTATTAACTTTAAATAATAACGTCTCAAATAAGCTTAAAATCGAATATAAATTATCTAATTATGGCAGGAACAACACAACAAACGCATCAGGAGGATTTAGATAAGCTTATTAAACATTGGCCAGGGCATTATATCGTTGGTAGTAAACCTTATAAGAAAGGTTGTGTAATTTATCTTACCGAATCAAATCAAGTAATTGATACATTTAAAAGTAATGATCAAGCGTATAGTACAATGATTAATCATTTAACCGGAAGGATGCCTTGGTGGCCAGGAAAGAAAAAAGAACAGATAGTAGAATTTTTTAATTCAAGTATTTCTATACAACCTGATTCTATGATAATACATTCTACTGCAATAAAAATATTAAATCTTAGGGATGAAGCAGACCGATTAATGAAGACAATATTAATTGATCCTTTCGATAATGATTGGAAAGAAAAAATAATAAACATCATAAATAAAAGAAGAAAATAATCATGGGAAAAATTAATTTATTTGATGATGATCAATTCCTATCTATACAAAGTTCCATTCGCAGTATCGGTTATGATCAATTTACAATAATTAGTGATATACTTTCTTTACACGCTAAACAAAATAAAATTGATTTAGACCCAACATATTCAGTTGGTAATTTCTATAAAAAAGGATTACGAGATCCCAAATATAAATTTGATTTCTTTCCTCAAGGAAAAGATGTAATACAAGCAAGTAGTGGTAATATACCTTTACCGGACGAATGTGTAAATATAATAATGTTTGATCCCCCTTTTCTAATTGGTGGTACAATTAAAGAAAATTCAGGTGAAGGAAGTTCAATTACTGTAAAACGATTTACAAACTTTCATTCTTTTAATGAACTTAAAGTAATGTATAGTGATAGTTTAAAAGAGTTTAGCAGATTGTTAAAACCGGATGGAATTGTAATCTTTAAATGCCAAGATACAGTTGATACAGGTGGAAATTATTTCACGCATTGTTGGGTAATGCAACAAGCATTAAAATATGGATTTTATCCGAAAGACTTATTTATATTATTAGCAAGAAATCGTTTAACAGGTCATTGGACTACACAACATCATGCAAGAAAATATCACAGTTATTTTTGGGTGTTTCAAAAGAAAGAATTTAAAATAAATTATAAACTAAAAAAATAAAATCATGGGTGAAGTTGAAGATGTAATGAAAGCAGGTTTTGAGTGCTTAGCACAGGCAAGACGTAATTTTGAATTGGCTATTACTTTGTATAAGCAACGTAATGATGAAAAGAAGGGGGATTTTTTCAATGCCCGTAACGTTTCTACATCTGTTTCTTTGTTAGCAGATGCGTATGATGAAATTAGTGCTATTTGGGAAAATGATATTCAAAAATAAATAACTATGGAAACTTATACAAAAGAAAATCTTAATACCATTAATTCATTAATGGAAGGTGTTACCCAATACGGGTTGGAAGCTGAAGTAATCGTAGGTGCTTTAGGAGCTATGAAGAATAATCCTGATTTAAGTATCATAGAAGCTTTTCAGCAAGGTTGTAATGAATGGGATGTATAAATAAATAAAAACTAAAATGAAAAAACAGGACTTATTAAATGCCTTAGAAATTGTCCGGCCAGGTTTGGCTAATAAGGAAGTAATTGAACAATCTACATCCTTTGCCTTTATGGAAGGTCGTATTGTTACTTATAATGATGAAATTTCTATAAGTCATCCGGTAGAAGGGTTAGAAATTATGGGTGCTATTCAAGCCACGGAATTGTATCTAATCCTAAAGAAAATTAAACAGGATGAAATTGAAGTTTCTATTACTGATTCTGAAATTCAATTTACTGCCGGAAGGGTTAAAGTGGGATTAACACTACAACAGGAAATTAAACTTCCTTTGGAAGAAATTGGTGCTATTACTAAATGGAAAACTTTGCCAGAGGAATTTGTTCCGGCTATGAAAATGGCAATGTATTCTTGTAGTTCAGATAACGCACAACCATTACTTACTTGCGTACATGTAGATGAATCCGGATTTATTGAAGGTTCTGACGGATATAGGGTTATGAAAACTACTTTACCAAAAAAGATGCCTGTACCTACTTTCTTAATCCCTGCAACCGTTGTAAATGATTTAGTAAAATTAAATCCGATAAAAGTTTCTTCAGGAAAAGGGTGGATTCATTTTAAAACAAAATTAGAAACCGTAATGTCTTGTAGAGTATATGAAGAAAACTATCCTAATACCACTGAACTATTAAAAGTAGAAGGAGTTCATTTTTCATTCCCACGTACGATTAATGAAATACTTGATCGTGCCAGCGTATTTGGAAAACAAGATAGTACTTCACTTAGTGATGATATTACGATATGTATGGAAAAGAACCGAATTAAAATTAGTAGTAAGAGTGAAACTGGGTGGTTTAAAGAAGAAGCAAATATAAAGTACGCTGAAGAAAAAATGGAATTTAATATAGTTCCATCTTTACTTAAAAACATATTAGCTACTGTATTGACCTGTACCTTTAATGGTCGTATTCTAAAGTTTGTCGGGGAAAATTGGGAATTTATAACTCTTGTTAAAATAAACGAATGAAAGGTTTTTTCTCAATAAAAGAAACTGAATCTGCTTCCCGTCCTGAAGGAAAGATTTTATCCTGTGCAAGTTGTGGATTTTATAAGAAGTGTAAAACTCCTAAAATGCAACCAACAGGTAATTTTGGAAAGCAAATACTTATTATCGATGCATCACCGGAAAGGATAGATGATAAGATGGGGGCTGCTTTTCAAAGTTTAAATGCCGATTATTTAAAAAAAGTATTATTTGAGTTAGGAATAGATATGTTTGAAGATTGTTTATTAACTTATTCTTATAATTGTTATAATCCTGACCAAGGATATACCTATACTACATATGAAATTGATTGTTGTAGAAAAATTGTTGTAAATCCAATAATTAAAAATAATAAACCAAAACTAATTATTCTGTTGGGTAGTGCGGCAGTATATAGTTTAATAGGTAATCGTTGGAAAAAGGATTTAAATGATATAGAAAGATGGCGTGGTTGGTGTATTCCTGATCAGGATTTTAAAGCTTGGATTTGTCCTACGTATGATACTTTCCAAGTAAAGGATAAATTGGAAGTTTTAACTGTATGGAAAAATGATCTTCGGAATGCTATATCGCATTTAGATATTCCTTTTCCAAAGTATAAAGAACCGACTATAAAATATCTTGACAATGATTTAACCGTCTTAAATACCATTAAAGATGATGTTGCTTTTGATTATGAAACTACTGGTTTAAAACCGCACGACGAGGGGCATAAAGTAATCTGTGTAAGTATTGCCGTTTCAGAGGATTTAGTCTATGTCTTTATGATGCCTAAAAGTAGAAAGGCACGGAAACTATTTCTTAATTTATTAACCAATCCTAATATCGGGAAGATTGCTCAAAATATGAAATATGAGCACGCTTGGTCTTTTGAAATACTTGGAGTAGAAGTACGTAATTGGATTTGGGATACTATGCTTGCTACCCATGTATTAGATAATAGAACAGGAGTTACCGGATTAAAATTCCAAACATATGTTCAATTTGGTATAGTAGATTATGATAGTGAAGTAAGTCCTTATCTGAAAGCGAAGGAAGAAAAGAATGCTAATTCAATTAATCGTATTCAGGAACTTATAGACAAACCAGGTGGTCCACATTTAATAATGAAGTATTGTGCATACGATAGTATTTATGAATATAGGCTTAGTGTTTTACAAAGAAATATTATAATGTAACTAATTTTAATACTATGACTACTATACAATTTTTTGATACATTTGATCGAACAAAGCATTTAATTGAAGAACTTTGTTTACAATATGGTTTTAAAAATGAATGGGAAAAGATATTTGTTTATCGGAAATGGAGAAGGCAATTACAGATAGAACGGGTACTAAATGATATTTGGTTTCATATGCCGGATAAAGTAAATATTGCCAATAGTACTCCTGGATGGTGTGAGTTAATTAATTTAATTGAAAAATAATAATGGATACTAAAACAGCTACAGTTCAGCAAGTATTAGATGATTCCAAATTCCGGTATTTCTTTAATATAGAATTAGGAATTTACAGGAAACGTCGGGATGCTATTTTACATCAACATACAAGTGGAAGATTTAAAATAGATGCCTTTTCTATTTTGGATAGTAAAGGAATGCTTTTTACAGAACCATTAGTACAAGAATATGTTTTAATACGTTCTAAAGTGTCAAAGTTACCAAGCCGTGAACGTAATTGGATTGAAGACTTTATGAAAACCGTTATAAGCAGGACTATACTTTATTATGAGGAACATCAGACTAAAATTGAAAAGGAGATAAATAATGGCTAAGGCTGGGAACATGGAAGCTTACCAATTATTACATAAAGGAATGCTTGCCCTTGCTCGTGCGGAACGTCAGGGAATTAGAATTGATATGGATTATGTCAATCGGAAGAAGCAACAAATGACTAATAAAATAGAACATTTGGAAGAGGATTTCCGTGATACTAAATTCTTTAAAGATTGGCAAAAACGGTCTAAGGCAAAGATAAATATTAATTCCGGACAACAGTTAGGGGATTATCTTTATAAAGTCCTGAAGATAAAGGTTGGTAAAGAAACCAAGTCAGGAATGGGTTCTACTGATGAAGAAGCTTTAAAACAATTAAACATACCGGAATTAGATTATCTGGTTAAGATCAGTAAACTAAAAAAGATCAGGGATACATATTTAGATGGTTATACAAGAGAACAGGTTGAAGGGTATATTCATCCATTCTTTAATCTAAATACCGTTGTAACCTACAGATCAAGTTCAAATTCTCCAAACTTTCAAAATGTTCCTAAGAGGGATGAATTTGCTATGCAAACGGTACGTTCAGCGATGTTTCCCCGTCCAGGACATCTTTTATTAGAAGTTGACTATTCAGGCGTAGAGGTACGGATAAATGCTTGTATTAATAAGGACAAAAATCTTATCAAGTATATTAAAGACCCAACGACTGATATGCATAGAGATATTGCCATACAAATATTTAAGCTTGATGAATACGATGAAAAGATTGAAGGTCATAAAACATTACGTCAGGCTGCAAAGAATGGTTTTGTATTTCCTCAATTCTATGGGGATTGGTATAAAAGTTGTGCGGAAAATGTAGCTTGTAATTGGGGTGAACTACCAAAGACTAAATGGAAAGCAGGAATGGGTATTGCTATTGGTAATACCTATTTATCTAATCATCTAATTAGTAAGGGGATTTTATCCTATGATAAGTTTACGGAACACTTAAAAGAAATGGAAGCAGATTTATGGAAAAATCGTTTTCCTGAATATGCGAAGTGGAAAGACGTTTGGTTTGCTAAGTATCAAAAGAAAGGATATATTGATTTACCTACCGGATTCCGTTGTCAGGGTGTAATGAATAAAAAACAAGTTTGTAACTACCCTGGACAGAACGGAGGATTTGCTTGCCTACTTTGGTCTTTTATAGAGGCTGATAGAATTATGCAAGAAGAAAATTGGGATACAAGACTTATTGGACAAATTCACGATTCTATTTTATTAGATGTACTTCCTTCTGAATTAGACCATGTTGTAGAAGTCCTTTACCGGATTACCTGTACTGATCTTCCTAAAGCATGGAAATGGATCAACGTTCCATTAGATGTTGATATGGAGATTTGTAAAGTTGATGAGCCTTGGAGCAAAAAGAAAAAATATGCTTTTAGATAATTTATTTACACTATTTCTATGGAACGTACACGATTCCCCTCCACGATAGAAATTCCGGAAGTAAGAACAAAAGATTTATTTATAAACGGATACATCGTAACTTTAATAAGAAGGGATGATCCTTTAAAACCAATTCCATCTTATAGAGGAATGAAAGGTTGGGCATTACAATCTATGTATAAAATGAAAAGAACTATTTATCCAATACAATACAAACGAACCTTATGAGTGATCCAACTACACAAGATGCAAAAGCTAATTTAGAGAAACATCTTACAAGTCTTATCGGACAACCATTACGGGAATACATAGATAAGTATAAACCGGATTACATCGGTATATCACTTGACTAT